TCGAAGCTATGAAAAAGTGTATTAAAGCAATTGACAAATCACATCACACCAAATAATATTTGGTGAAATGCGACTATTTATTAAATTAGTAAATAATAACAAAAATATGAACTTAAGAACATTAGAATCAGACACAAGAATGAGGTTTTTTTTAGCAAACAATCCAATGGGAGAATTGGTCAAAGTTATTTCGAAAGAGTGTAAAAGGATTGAAAGTAAAAAACGAAAAGTAACCGTCAAATAAAATAACAATATTTCATAATATTTATACCTGATGAAAAATAATAAATCTATTAGACAATACAAAAAAGACATATCCAAAGGTTATACCAAATACGATAATGATACTTTAATTACTATGTTAAAAGATGGTAGAAGGGATGAGGTAATCAAATCCCTTTTACCTATGGTAATTTTTATTGCCAATAAGTTTAATTCACCAAATGAGTTTGATGAACTGGTGTCTGTTGGTAATATGGGGTTAATTCGTGGTATAGATAAGTTTGATATTCAACGAGGGGAAAGTATTGTATCATATTGTAATTCAACAATTAGATGGAGTATCTTGGATTACTTCAACATAAATAAAGATATTATTAGATTACCCCAATCAAAGAATGTTTCTAATAAAACATTAAGTTCCCGTCCAACGATGGTTGATATTGAAAATATAGATATACACCAACTTCAAGACGATAGTGTCTTATATGAAGAAAAAACGATAAATAGGAAGGAATTAGAAGATTTACTTATGACTATCCCAAAGATGAAGTATAGTAAGGTAATGTTATTTCTTGATTATTACCTAATTCCTGGTATGACTTTTACTATTGTAAGTGAAAAGAATGGTTTTACCAAACAGAACGCATCGTTGGTAGTTCAAGATTTATTGAAAAAGATTAAATCCAACCCCCAAATAATGGATAGATTTAGGGAAATTTTACTTTAATAAAAAATAATTTAATTTTTTTTTCAAAAAAAGTGACTTTTTCAAAACTTCGTGATATTTATTAGTATAGGATAAATAATAATAAAACTTAAAAAAAAACAAAAATGGAATTTACACACTTAAACCAAGAAAATTTAGTTAATATCAGTTTTACTGATGTAATAAAAATCATATCAAGTGATGATACTACACCTGAACAGAAATTAGTTTATATCTACTTACTTAATGTAATTATGGATACAAACGAAAGAGTAGATAAACTACAACAAACTATTGATAAATTTAACTCTATGGTTAATGTTGATGAAGAAGAAACACACACAACTTGTCCATTATGTGATGGTGAAGGTTTCTTTGATGAAGATGGTGATGTAACTGAATGTTTTAATTGTTGTGGTAATGGATATGTAATCTTCAACGAAGAAGAACAAGATACATTCCCTGATGGTAAATGTATTGAAAATTATATTAATGAAGATGTAAAATGGTATGAGGATAATGTAAAAGGTGATGGAATACCTTTAGGTGAAGATGGATTACCTTTTTAATATGAATATTTATATGTATATGTGTATAGGTGTCGGGACAGATAAAGTATATCGTAAGATGAAGTAGAACGAGACACCGATTATAAATCCCCATTCAGTTTTTCCCATTCTGTTTGGGGATTTTTCTTTTAACAAAAAACCCCCAACTTACGAAGGGGGTTTAATATTTTATAGAAGGGGGTTATTATAATCTAATCATTAGAATACCTGCCACATCAAGTGGGGAAGCACCTAAACCTGTAGTAATATAAATTCCATCAACAGGTAATCCACCTGCCACTGCGTCGGCATTATCATCATAAGATGGTATATTTTTGAATTGTATTGTTTCAGGGACAACACTAATTGTGGCACTATTAACACCATCAGTCACTTCAATTAATAGATTATTACTATTAACTCTTAATGAAGAACTATCACTACCAACTGCTGTTCTTAAATATGTTCCATCACTACTACCTAATTTTAATGGGTCAAAAATCATTTCTGTTCCCTCACTTGAACCACTTAATGAAGTATAAAATGATAATTGTTGTGGTGATACACCAATACCTGAACCATCACTTGTATTCAAATCTTCACCTGATAAACTAACTCCTTGTGGAGTAACACCAACTAAACCTTGAACATTTGTATCTGTTGATGATAAAGTAATATCTGTTGTATCTAATCCAATTGTTGAACTTTCGTTTGTTACATAATTTTCTTTCCAAAATCTTGTTACACCATACAAACCAGATGGGTCAAATTCTAAACCAACTCTTGTATCACCTGTTACATAATTACAATCCCACATTACATAATCAGGATTTAAAGTTAAATTATTTACAGATGAACCATTTGTTACATCTAAACCATATAGGGTTGGGTCAATTGTTTGAGTTACACTATCACCTCCAACAACTGCTACTATTTCACAACCATTAACATCTAAAGTAATTTGACTATTATTACTACCATCTGTCCAATTTAGGTTCTGTGATGTTGAACCTTGTGATAATTGTGTTGTTACAGAACCATTAGTAGTCCCCATTTCAAGTTGTGTATTTACACCACTATCTTTTGTATTAAGTGTGAAAAATGAAGTTATATCACCATCATAATCCATATTACCTTGTTGTAAAAATATACTATCAAATGTCTGTGTTATACTTGTGTTTCTAACAGCACCACCATCATCAATTGTTATTCTATTTTGATTTGGTTGTTTTGTTTCTGTTAATGTATTAGTTCCATCGGTTATAGTTTGTGTTGTATTATCAGCAACTAAACTTAATGTATTAGTGTAACTTCCATCATCTATTGTTGTTAATTGTTCTGTTGGATATAACCCCAATGTTGATGTGTTTGTTCCATCACTGACTTGTAAAATAATATCTGTTGTTTGTAAATCAATATTAGAATAATCTGTTCCTTGTAAAATTCCTAAATTTACAAAACCACCACTATTCAAATCTAATTGACTTGTAAATGAACCATTATCAAAATGTAATTTACTTTGTGTATTATCTAATAAGACATATCCTGTTATTGTTGGGGAACCATAGTATTCAAGTTCAACTGATGTCCCACCACTGATATAAACATCTCTTGGTGATAATATATTTACATATTCACTACCTGGTGTAGTGTCTTCTGTGATGTAGGTAAAACTACTACCACTTGTAATCCCTGTATTTACATAGTTGATTACTTCATTTAAAGTGGTTCTTACTGATAAACCACTATCTCCATTATTAATTAAATCAAAATTTGGCATTTTATTTTATATTTTTTTATTTTATTTATTATTATCCTATTATGGTGTCTTCCCAATTATCACTATCTACCCAAAAGTAGTTGTCTTCCCAATATCCAAACCTTAAAATCCAATCAGTTGGGAGAGGATTAGACAAAAAAAAACCTGCGTTTTCGTAAAAAGTCCTGTAATCAGTTATACTTGGGTCGTTAATATCCTTATAAAAGTTATATTCCCCACCATATGGTTTGAAGAACTCATATCTATTACCCGCAGGTGTTTTACTGAAGAACTCAAATTGGTTATAAGTTATTGTATCGTCATCCCATACAACACCATTATAGAACTCGTATTGGTTCTTGGCATTGGTATTACCACTTACAATCCCCAAATCACCGAATAATGTTGTTAAATCTATACTCATACTACTAAATATTATATTTCATTTTTTGTTTTAACCCCTTTTTCTTGGTGGGGGTGTTAATGTTCCGTTCGCATATGGAACTTTACCATCTACTGATGTCTGTTGTGGTTGGTCGGGTGCCAATACCAAGTTCATAGTTTCTTCATCGTAGTAATATTTAACCCACTTATGAACACAATTAACACCACCTCTCCAATTGAAGACAGAATAACTATCACTACCACCTTTTCCAAAACCAGGATTTTGTGTATTAAGTTGTTCTATATCTTCTCTCCTCATCAACGATAGGTTTGTTCTTCTTACAAGTGTTCTACAAAACGGACGGGAATTATCTGTAATATCCCCAAAGTATTTGTATAGTCGTATTACCCTAAATTTCTCCTCTGTGTTAAACTTTTGTTCTACATACTGATAATCTGTATCATCAATATCATAAAAGTCGTTTAAATCGTCTAATTTTAAACCAAGTGTTTCTAATGGTATTCCCAATTCTTGTGTCTCCAACCAATCCAAAAATAACTCTTCGTTAATTCTTTCTTCTAAAACTTGGAATTTATAATCATCACTTAACTTGGGGTGATTGATTAACTCTTCTAAACTATTATATATTTTACACATATTCTATATTTTAACAACCACCATTTCTATAACAATCATACCTATCACCATAATAGGTTGGGTAATCTTTAAATAACTCTCTACCCCTTCTTTGAAGATACATACCACTGAAATATGATTTACTATTGGCAGGTAGGTTTTCATATGGGTCGGGGTTTTCATATTCAGGGAATAAATAACCAAAGTCACATAGGTATTGGTTAATTCTTCTTAAATAAAACTCTGCCAAATCCCTTATGGTTTGTCTCATATACTTTATTTCATCCAATTCACTTGGTTGGGAAAACTCACTACTTTCTTTTGAAACACCTTTATTAGTTGTTTTAAAGTTAAGAAACGGATAAACCTCGTAGAATACCCATTGTGCCAAACAAGGTTGGACATAATCCCTTAAAAAATCATCTTCAAGGGTAGTTAAGTCGTTATTGGTTACACCTGATTTAAGACGATTGTAAAAGTTTGTTCCCAATGCCTGTTGAATATGTGTATCCTGTGACGAATAAATAAATGGGACAAGTTTATTATCATCCACATTATCTTCAATTGTCGTATTTTCTTTTAGATATATCGTTGATATAAATTTTACTTTTAGTGTTGCCATCTTATCCGTTAATTATTTGTGTATTATCAGTTGGTTCTACTGGTTTTGGTTCCCCCAACATTCTTCTTGCCTCTACTGGGTCAATTCCATATATCAATTCAAGGATTGCCGAACCACTATCTATGGTAGTAAATCCTTGTGATACAGATTGTTGTATTTGTAGAATACCTTGAACACCACCTACTGAACCTTTTAGTTCTGCCTGTGCCTTCTCTTGAACCCCCAAATCTTCTGTTTGGTTAGTTTCAACCTCATCATATGTTTTTAATTCAATATCTTCATTAAATAATAAATTTAATACACGATTAAATCCTTCTTCTAATTGTTGTTGTCTTGTTGTAATATAGTATGATTGAAATTCACTCAATAACTCTTGTCTTTCAGTTGTTGAACCTAACTTACCTGGTGTTAAAATAACTAATTGTGGGGGTATTTCGTGTCCCATTACAATATTCTTTTCCACCATATCCTGTAACATAATAAATCTTTCATCACTATCGTTTAATTGGATAGGGATTAGTTCAGGTTTTTGTTCTTGTCCTTCACTATATGTAATAATTATCTTACCTGAATTTTCCGCACCTTCATAGTTTCTTTTAAAATCCCTATAATATTCATCCATTTCTTCAATAGATGGAATACCTGTGGAAAAGTTAAGTATAAATGAAGGGGCAAACCCCTGTTTAACTTGGTTCAAATGGAACTTACTTATTTCATAATCTAATTCAATCCAGTTAATCGTAGTTGAATAGTTTGGAATTGGGTAGATTTCGTCTTGTTGTGGGTTTGGTTCAATATAATAAAACAATTGTTTCCCTTGTCTAATATCAGGGTTAAACCTTCTAATCATAGTTGGTTTATATTCTTCCTTTTTAATTTCGTTCCAATTCTTTGAATACCAAAAATGTGGGTAATCTATTTCTTTACTTTCAATACCCTTTCTAATTTTAGTAAATGGCATATAGTGAATTGTAAAATCACTCCCCTCGTTATTCCATATAATTTCAAAACAAAATCCGTTGAAGATTTCAAAGTCAATTTCACACTGCCTTAATACTTTTTCTAAACTATTCTTATCTACAAAGTTTTGAAGTTGTGTATCAACTATGTCTCTCAATCCATATCCTGTTGTTAGACGGGACTTCTTGTTAATGATGGACTTATGTGTTGGGGAACCATAATGGTTGTATAGGTTAAGTAAATATTGTGGATATTGATTATCCCTACCCCAATGTATAAAACCATCTTTGGCATCAAATTTATATTCGGGTGCCAAATACTCTTTACCAAAGTTAAATACTTTGAATATTTGTTTAGTTTGTGTTTCAGGTGTATTATCTACTTCCATCGTCATTTTATTCTTTTTATTTTCCATAATTATTCAAATGTATATTCTGTTTTAGGGTTATTATAAGTTGTTCCTGTTGAAATGTTTGGTGTAATTACTTCACACAATCCACTTTCAACAACATCGTTGATAGTTAAACCACTTATTGTTAGAGTGTTTCCTGTAGTTTGATAGACAAAGTAATCATAAGTCCCACCGATGAGGTTTAAGTTCGTTATATCAACGGGAAAATAGTTGTATCTCATATTATTATTTGTAGTATCACCTGACAACCAAACTAAATTATTATCGTGATTTTGATTACTAAACAAATTCATAATATAATTACAATTTGGTATAGTGGTTTTTTCATACAAGGTGAATGCCACATCCGTTATTTGATTTCCTGATATTGTAATCATAGTTTTTGTTATAAATATAGGGGGGATGATTTTGTTTATAAACAAAAACCCCCATCAGGACGATAGGGGTTATAGGGTTAAAACGAATAAAAGGATAAATAAAAACCCTATGGAAATATTATTGTCGTGTCCATATCCACTATAAGGTTAAAAACCTACCAGGAACTATATTACATCCCACACGACAAGTGTTTTACGAACCAACAGGTAATGAAGTTCCAATCAAAGATTGGTTCATCAAATACACACCATTTGGAGTTCTCCAAGTAATTTCAAAAGTCGCACCATTCAAGTCACCTTGAGCAATACCTAATGACGCAACACCCGCAGTTGCTCTACCCGCACTTTCCACACCACACGCATAGTAATCACCTGCGTTTGATTTTATCACTGCGAAGATAGGTGCCCTACCCAACGCAATTACTAAATTTCTTAATTCGGCACTCAATTCAATAAATTTAAGGGACAATACACTTTCGTAAAAAACACTTCCGTTTTCTCTACTGAAGTTACCTGTTTGATTTAAACCTGCGAACTCCATATCTTGTTCCATTAAATAAATTGTGACACCCGATGTTATACCTGTGATTATATTATCACCATCATATGCGTATGATTGGTCGGCACTATATGTTCCAATCCAAACTTTCTCAACACCACCGATGGTATTACATCCCAAAACATAACCTGTATCTATTACACAACTCATAATTTTATATTTTTAATTTTGTTTATTTATTATTTTTATAAAGGGGGACTTTCACCCCCAAGTTTTTTTAATTAAACTCCTGCTACGGCAGTAATCTTACCATATACTACAAATTCAGGGAACGCAAATTGAACACCTTGTTTCCACTTACTTCTAAATCTTACCTCATCAAAATCCGCAGAGTAGAAGATTTGGAAATCTTCCGCATCACTCAATAAGTCAGTTCCAAAGTATAGGTTAGACGCAGATGTTAAGATAAATCTACCTGTTGAGTTCAAACCTCTAACCGCAACAACTTTGATGTTTGTTCCTGGTATTGGTTGTGAAAAGTCCTCACCTTGATTTTCCGCACCTGTGTAGTGGAATAAATTAGCATTTCTTAATGCCAAGGCATAAGTTCTGTAATAATCATAACCACAGAATAATGTTAAGTCATCCATTCCCAAGATGTCTGTTGGAACTACCGCAGATAAACTATCTACATATGTTACTGCGTTCGCAGATGTAAATGTTGATGCAGTAACCGTAATTACAGAACCTGAAAAAGTTTGTCCTGCCAATCTAACGAAACCATTACATAACGCAAGATTACCTGAACCTGTTGATGTGTTCCCTTTCCAAATTAAGTCATCAATAAGGGCATTGATTTTGTCTGCCTTCTCACTTGCGAAGATTTCCTCAAATGGGATGTTCTCATTATAAGAACCTGGTTGCATCATCTTTTGTGTGTAGTATTGTTCCAAAGTATCAAGACAGATTGCCTCATTTACTTTTAACGGACATACCGATAATGTTTGTTGGGATAAAATTGTTGTCCCGTTTTCACTCCAACCACAACCACCTGCCTGAGCAACAAGGTTGGAATTGATAATGTTAATAGTGGCACTTGACTTGATGTCAGGTTGAACCGAAATATATCTCAAAGTTCTACCACCTAATACTGCTTTTTTGATTAATGCCATTTTGTTTTCATCAACATATGCCGTTAATCCTGCTACATTTAAACTCATAATTTAATTTTTTTTAAGTTAGTTTATTATTTTTTTTTTTATTATCTTCTAAAGAATTTTAATTTATCATCTTTAGTCATTTTTCCTGAAAATTTAATTTCGTGTTTTGTTGGTTCTTCACTTGGTTCTTTACTGAACTTTGAAAATTTAGATTTTAATTCATTATTTTCATTCTTCAAATCCCCCACTTCAGTTCTTAAAGATTTAACCTCATCAACCAATTTAGAAATAGATTTGAATAATTCACTCATTTCTTCTTTGTCTTTCATATTACCCATTTCATCTTCTTCTTCAGTTTCTTTGGTTTCAATTTCGTTGATATTACCTTCTTTGTCTGTATAAACAACTAAACCACCTTCAACTTCGTGTCTTCCTTCTGGTGCCTCTTTGTAACCTTCACCTACTTTAACTAAAACCATATCACCTACTGAAATAGCATCACCCTTTGTTAATACTCTAATTTCAGTTCCATCAACTAATTTGGTGTCTATTTCTTTGTTGTAACCATCTTCCATTTTGTCTTTATAATCACCACCCATTTCAACATCTTCTGTAATAGTATCAGTAACTTCTTCCATTTCATCTTCAATTTCGGTTACTTCAGTGATTTTACCTCCGTGTATCATAAGAACCATACCATCTTCTAATACATAGTTTCCGTCTTCAATATCAATTTCACCATCGGGGGTAATTTCCATTACTTGTGTTCCAACATCCATACCACCCATCACTCTTAAAATTCTTCCGTCTTGGGTTTTGTAATCCATACCTTCAAACTTCTCTACTTCTGTATTAAAAAGTTCTTTAATTTTTGTTAATATGTTCTTTTTATCCATAATATTTTATCTTAAATATATTTATTTTTATTGTGTTTAATGTATTTTATTTATCTAACCTATCTTTCATATCCATAGAGGTGTTGAAAAGGGTTTTAAACCCCCTTAAAAACTTCATAACTCTATCTGTTATTCCTTCACCATAAATCCATTTTACCTTTTCGTCAATAGAAGTATATTCTATCCAAACAAAAAACGCAGTCCAAAAACGGGTGAAGGCAAAATCAAACCATACATAGTTTCTTGTGATGTCGTTAATCATAAATTTATCAATCAAAAACGAAAAGAATATCACAGATAGATACACTAATAATTTTACACATAATCCCCTACGGGTTTTACCACTGGTAATTACTTCTCCTTTTTTCTTGGCATACCATCTACCTACGAATGTATCAAAGATAGTTGATATTGTGATGATTAACATTAGGGGAAAAAGTGGGGACATAAACATCAAAAACCCCACCCAAAAATTACTTAATAATGTTTTCATAAACCTAATATTCTTTTAATTTGTTCTTCTTTATCTTCATCAGGTAGGTTGGAAAATACTATATTCTTAACAGAGTTGAATACCTTGTTAATCATTTCCATTTCATATTGTTCTTCAAAGAAACCTTCTAATGAAAATCCTGTGAAACCTTCCTGTTTTATTTTATTCCAATACTCTTTATCTTCAATATAGAACGACGCAACCCAACTACCTTTCGGTAAATCAGGGTATAATTCACTTGTTGTTCTATCCCCCACGATAAAACTTTCTATCATATACACACCATTAGCAACCCTTGTTGGGTCGTGTTCTTCATTTACTCTATGTATCTTATTATCCTTGAAGTATTTTTTCATCATCTTTAAGATGGTTTCTTCACTGAACTTAACATAATACTTACCTATTGATGGATTGTATCTTAAAATGGGGGTTTCTGCCAACATAACGGGGGCAGTTATAATTTGTTTTTCATCGTTTGATTTAAACTCTACTTTGGACATATTGTTATTCCACATATTGTGATTAACCCATTCCATTTTACGGATTGCCCATTCAACACCTTCGGTTCCTCCCCACGCATCCCACATCAATCCACCACATCCTTCATCATATGGAACATCCTTGTGTTGTTGGTGTCGTTTAAATGAACCCATCCTACCGATTGTATCAACACTGATTTTATCTCTATTACAAAGTTGGTTTGCCCTCTTCCAACCTACGGGTGTTCCACAATCAGGATTTTCTTTATCTCTGTATTTTAATGCCCTACACGCATTTTCACTCGCAGATTTGGGATAGTCGTTATATGTATCAGTCATTACACTAAACATATTCCATTCTAATTGGGTAGCAGGTTCTGTTACAAAACTGATGGCATCCATCCCCGATTTCATATCAAATTCGTCTATCTCCAAATAATATACTGGTAATTTTTCCATACTTCTAAATATATTTTTTACACATCGTTTAATGGTTTAAAATTCAACCGCCCTTTGTATCCTATCAATTCTTCTTTGGGTGTCTGTTATTTCTGTTTCTACTACATATGCCCTAATAGATTGTTGTGGTTGATTTTCCCCAAATATAGTTCCACTACCACTTGAACCTTGTTGTATCATTTCAGGAACAAGGGGAATACCACCACCTGCCTGATTGATAAGTGATAAAGTTTGTGGGAACATCGCAGTTGAACGGGAGTTAATCACTGCCTCACCTGGTGCCAACATAGATGGGACACTATCAACATCACTTGGTTTTCCATTATCAGGAACAATACCCCCTCTTGCCGCACTAAATTGTTGTGAAGATATTGTGGCAATTTGTATTCCACCTACCGCCGCAGCAACCGCCATCGCAATAATACCTAATGGTGATGGTGGGGGTCCAAATGTCTTCATCGCAGATAAAATTGAAAGGGCAGTATCCATAGTTGCCTGTATGATATTCATACTTTTTTCTCTTTTGAATTGTTGTCTTTTTAATTTTAATTCATCTTCACTTCTTTGGAAATCTAATGCCCTTTTCTTATCGTTAAATTCTTCTTCACTTATTACTTTACTATCATACAACATTTTTAATCTTTCTTCCTCGTGGTTGTATTCACTATCAATTTGATTTAATCTATTTTGTGTTTGGACTGCTGCCAATTCATTAAGGGCATTCCCCAATCCACTAACCATTTGAAAATACTTATCAAGTTCTTGGGCAAGTTCGTCTGCCTGTGCCAATATTTTAGCATCCCTATCTTCTCTTGCCGCATCTTCCAAGTTTTGTATTTTTTCAGTAGTATCTTTATGTAGATTAAATCTATCATTTTGATATTTACTTTCTATTTGTGTTGTATCTTCCCCCTTTTCTTCAGCAATTTTAACAGAGTTTAAATATTCTTGATATAAAATCTCTTGTTGTATTTCCTCCGATTGTTGAAGTTGGGAAACTTGGGCATCAACATATTCTTGTCTAATTTTAAATATTTCTTCTTGTTTCTTTAATTCACTTTTTTTACTTTGATTAACTTGTCTTATTTCTTGTTGTTTATCAAATTCCATTTGGGCAATCGCAGTATCATACGCAATTTTTTCCGCAGTTTGTATTGATAATTCTTTTAATCTTTCAAATTCTTTTCTTCTATTTTCTGTATCTTGTTCGTAAAGTTTCTTTTTCTTTTCAAGTAATTCAAGTTCCACAGGTAATAAATTATTTATACCATCTTTTTCTATTTGTTCCCTAACTTTGGCAAAATCTTCAATAGGTTTTTTACTCTTAATCCATTTTTCTTCTTCTGCCTGTATTGTTCGTTGAATACCTTTTTGAATTAAATTTTCTTCAAATTCATCCATATCTATTTTTAACTTCATTAACTCCTGTTCTTTTTCAGTAATTTTGGTAATAGATGATATTTTAACATCCCCAACCTGTTCGGTGGTAACCATTTCATCAACAGATAGTTTCCTTAATTCTTTATTGGCATCCTTCTCTCTTTGTAGTCGTTCGTTGAATATATCTAATTCTTTTTTTCTTTTGTCTTGTCTGTCTCTTTCTGCCGCCTCTGCCTCTCTTTTTCGTTCATCTGCCAATTGTTTTGATTTGTTGGCAGCATCCTGTGCCGCCCTTTTTCGTTCTTCCTCTTCTTCCTTTGCGGCATTACTTCTTGCGATTGACGACATTTCCATTTCAGTCATTATATTTTGTCGTGTTTCTCTATAATATATTGCCCTTTCTAATTTCTTACCTTTTAAATTTTTAAGTTCTTCATTTGTATTAATACCCTCCTGAAATGCCTGTTCTTGAAGTAATTTTAATTCTTCATTTTTAATTTGAATTGATTTTTCATAAATGGCATTATAATCTGCCCCTCTCGCAGTCATTACTTTTAATTGTCTTTCCAAGTCATTTAAACCACCTGTGGATGCCGCATTTAAGTCCCTTGCTGCTGCGGCAGCATCTTGAAGTTTTTGACGGGTTTTTTCTGCTGCCTGTGCCATTTTTTCTTGTTTGTCTGCGGCACTTTCAGTTTCACTTCCCATATCCATTAACAAACTAATACACTCACCAAGTATAACTACTAATGCCCCAATACCTGTCGCAACGATTGCCCCCTTTAAAACCCTCATCGCATTTGCGGCAGTAAAGGTAGATGTTGTTAGTGCCTTTTTGGCGGCAACTAATAACCAAGTTGCGGCAGTTTGAACCCCCTTCGCAATTGTCCCTGCGGTTGTTGATATTGTTTCCTTAACTTGGGCAACCGTAGTTTCATTCATTACAAAATTATAGATTTTTGTAACTACCGTAGATGACGCAAGTTGGGTGGTGAATGCCGCAAATGATGCCCTTACTTGGGTTACGACATCCCCTAATGAACCAAAGGTATTGATTGCCTGAGCAAGGTTGGCGGCTGCCTGTAATTTAACTAATTGTTTTTGTAGATTTTCATTTTCATTTCCAAATAGGGTTGCGGCAGCAGTTACACCTTGAAACGCACCAATACCCACCGTGGCAACACCCTGTAATCCTGTTCCCAAATTTTCAATCGCAGAACCCGCAGTTGCGTTAATAACGGCACTCGTATCTTGTATTGTGTCCCTTAATTGTCCTGCCCTTTGGGATAGTTCATCAAATCTCGCAGAACCTGGTTCTAATTGTTGTAATTCTTGGGTAACCTGTCTTAATTCTGCTCTTAATGATGTAGTATTTTTGGTTGCCCCTTGTATTGATTGGTTTAATGAATTAACACTACCCTCTGCCTGTTTCCCATCAACCTTAATATTTATCTGTGCCGTTTGTGCCATAGTTATTTATCTTTACTTGTTTTTATATCACCAATAGCAATCCCTTGTGTGATTGCCTTTTTCTTTGAATTTCTCCTTTGTCCTTCATTATCGGGGGTATAGGTATAACATTTACCTTCATCCCCCCATTTGTATCCTGGTTTCCCTTCTAATTTACATTCTTTTACGGGCATATCTTCGTTTTTAATTTTTATTATATGAAATTTGTAATATCATTACCCCATTTATTTATAATCTTCCAAGTAATAGTTTCACCTACTTCACCTGTAACTTCAACACTTGGGGGATTACTTGTTGTATATGTTATTGTAGAAGTCACACCTGTGAAATTTGATTTTTCAATTTTATCATTAGTCCCTATTTGATAATAATTACCACTATTATCTCTTCTATAAACACCAAATATACGGGCAAAATAACCTTTTGAACCAGTAGAGTTTGAACCTGTTATTCTTGTTTCTAAATATCCTGTTGAACCAGTTGGGATTGAACCACCAATTCCAAAACTACCTGGTGAGGAATTTGTTGTTGTAGTCGTTCCTGCCCTTTCAGTTGTTCCTATATTATTACTTGAATGATTAGTTATTAACCATCTTCTATTTTCTAATACTAAACTTGATTTATCACTTGTAACACTTGTATTTCTAATACCAACATTATCTAAATTATGTATGTCAAATGTAGTAGGGGTTAATGAAATTAAAGTTGTTTCTACACCATCAGTAGTTGAACCTGATATTTGATTATCTTTAATTTTCCATTTAGTTACTTCACTATTACCTGATACAATTAAACTATAAATTTGTGTGTCCCCCTGATATACACTTGAATAATCTGTATTTGTTGAATTACCACAATAATCAGTTATACTACCCATTTGTCTTGTGGTTCTACTAAAGTTATTTAATCCTGTATCACCCACCACTTCAAACATTTGGGCATTTTGTCCATCTAATTGTAATTGAATTTCATATCCATCATCATTATTAATTGAATTTAATGTAATATATTCTTTATCTAAATTTATATCAGTAGTTTTATCTACACTATCAGTATAGTTCCAAAATGTAGAACCATTATCCATACCAAATTGTGATACTTGTCCATTACCATCATCATATGATATAGATATATCGTTGTCTTGATTTAATCCAAATGAAGTAAAACCATTTACACCTAATGATACAAGTTGGAGTATTTCACTACCTGCCTTATCAAATTCAATATAAGATGTCCCACTTATACTTTCAATTCTATCACCATTACTTACAACAATATTATAACCATCAGTTTCATTTCCTAATGTTAGTGTTGCCCCCAATGTTTGTGAATAACCTGATGTATTACCTGACATCATTATTTCATATTGTCCGTTGTCGGTTCTAACCCATAATCTATTATCTACCGCATTTAAATAGAACTCCCCAACAAAGGTGTCAGTGTCTATCATTTCATTTAGGGTATTACCAGTAGGGATGGTTGGTATTTCACTACTTACATTACTTCTTTTTAGTAATAATCTACTATATTCTACTTTATCACTCATATTGTTTTTTTATTAAATATTATTTTTTATGTTATGTTTTTAGTCAATCCAAAAACTTGTATCATCCCAAACACCAGTATCATACCATATACCATCTTCACCACAACTACCACCATTTAAAATCCAATTAGGGTTTTCTAATTGTTGTTCAGGGTCGTTTCTATTTACATTACCATCTATAATTGGACGGGACTTACTATCCCCACCTTCATTTCTTACACTATTAAATCCACCATCAATAATATCTATTAGGTTTGTTTTATTAACCCTCATAACCTCATCTAAACCACCATCAATAATTGTTGGGGTTGTCTGTTTAAATCCGTCTTCAGTAATCACTAAACTACCTATGGTGATTGAATTACATTCGGTTGGGGTAATACCATCACCGATTACCAATTGGTTCTTTGAACCTTCTAATAATGATGAACCATCCCCCAATATAATTGATGATTTAACATTTTCACCAACATAGTTTCTTTGTCCCCTAATAATTACACCAGGACTATTGTTTGTATTACCATCTTGGTTTTGTCTTTCAGTCATCGTAGTTTGGTTGGGGGTAATATTTGGACTACCTTGTATTAACATATTTTTTACTACGGAACCATCGGTGTTTTTACTCCATATATTTTCCCACCTTAAACCTGAAAAACATTTACCATTATTCCATTTCGCACCCAAACTATTACAACAATCTTCCGTAATAATCTGTCCTGATTGTGATATGTAATATGAACCTTTCTTACTAAACTTTTGGATTATATCGGTAGGACAAGATTTATTTGAAAATGTTATATCAACAACCCCACTATTAAAAATATTTACATTATTTAATTTGTATAAAATACATTGGGTTACTTTTTCATTTCCAATAGGGTTGAAGTCCTTAATCTTATAAACCCTCCAATAACTATTATCAATCAATATAATGTCTCTAAAATCAAATTCCGCAATATCCTTTGGTGTAAGATAGAAAGATGCCTCCATCATTTTACTATTGATGTCTATAAGTTCCATTATACTATTTTTATGGAACTCCTCAATCAAAGTATTTACAGGGAAATAACTTGTATTGAAATATACTTTTTCTGTTAAACCAAATGATAAATCGTGTTGTGGATTATCTGGGTCGTCCCACATCCCCACATATGGATATTGTGTAATGTTCTCCCCAAGTCCTGTTGGTTGTCCTACATAATCAAGTAATGTAATTGTATTACTTGAATTTTTTAAACCACTATAGAATAATATTCTTGGTTTTACCTTTTTAGGTTTTAATATATCATCCTCTAAACTACAAAAATAGGGGGCAATTCTATTTCCAATACCCCAACTTCCATCAGGTGTTGGTGAAAATAATACTTCATTTTTACTTTCTACTTCACTGAAATCATTTAACACATCAATTTCGTATGAACCATATATTCTTTTAAATTCATCCGTATATGATTGATTATAATAATCCCCATCTTCTTTGTATGTGTATAATAATGTTCTAAAATCCACATCACTCATAGGGGTTATTTTAATTTCGGTATTATAATCCAATAGATATGTCCAATCCTTTACTTTTTTTCTACTGAAATAAAAATCATCACGGGGTTCAATAATTAAATCATTTAGTTTTTCAGGATTATCATATACAATACAATTAAACATCCTCAATATTGATACAAATAAATCCTTGATTTTAACATCAGGAAGAATTTGGTTCATATTAATATAATCATCTTGTCCTTGAAGTGTATTATTGGCAGGTTTAACCTCAAAGTTATTATAGTTACTACCAACCGATACGGGCATAATTGCCTGTGCATATACATTTATATCTTGAACACCAACCCATTTAACATTTTTATATTCTAAACCAAACCCAATTCTAATTCTATCCCCAACACCAAGATAAATGTTAGATACTGCCATAGATAGTGGAAGTGGTTTATCATAGTCAATCCAGGGAGAGTTATAAACACCATCACTTGGTGTGAAGATATGTGGAAAATCTGTTTGTTGTATAATAGTTGAGGTTCCATCAGTTCTTTCTAAAACTAATCTACCGAAGTATCTTATATCACCACTTTTATAATCTAAATCTTCACCCCCATTATGGATATAATACATATAAAATTCACAATCAAGGGATATATCATAAAATCCTGCGTTCTTATTTTGATAATATGTAAAACCACCTGAATTAGTTGTCTGTGTGGGGGCAGATACAAACCACTGATTATCTAAATCTTGTAAATCTAAATCCCCAACTTGTCCTGTTTCTTTTTCTAATGGAAAATAATACCCCCTACTATATTCATAATTCTTAAACCAAGTATTATCATTACCACTACTATCTGCTAATACAGGTGATATTGCCCTAAATTCTGTAGGGTTTGGGTTATTATATGAATATAACCAAGAATTGTTTGGGGAATTACCATATAATAAGGGACGAGTTGTTGTTGGATTTGTGTATGGTAATAAACCAACCCTTGTAGTTCGTTTATTAACTTCTTGTGCGTCCATCTGTAATTTATCTTGGACAAATGGTATAATAAGTTTTTTGAAATATTCACTATTAAAAAAATTAGATGTGTAGGTATAACCTGCCAATTGAAATGATTTATCTATAATTGTTTTAAGATATACGGATGGTGCCATTAAACTCGCATACATACGATTGTTAATGTCTGTGTGATTACCATAAATGATATATGGATACACATAACCTTCACCTGTATTAAAATTTGATGTTGGACTTCCAAACTTTTGAATTGTATATTCCCAACTATCTGTAATATTTTCTATTGAACGAATATGGTTATATTCACTTAAATCAACATTTCTTAATGTATAATCCCCCCATTCTTGGATAATATTTTTTAATCTACCAAATATACATATTTCATAATCAACCTGTTTTTGATTTATGTTTATATTTAATAACATCATCACCCCATTCATTACTTCTTGATTACCAACACGAATAATGGATGGTATGGCAATTTTTGGGTTAAAGGTTATTGTATCTATATTTACATCAAAAATCTGTTTGAAGAATTTATTATTATCAGGGGTTCCTGGTAATGTAATTGTCTTACTAAAATTGGTGGTTCGTTTTGTGATGTTTAAAATATCCTCAATTTGATAATTGATACTAACCCCAATATTATCATATGTATCTAATGTTATTCCGTTCGCAACTACTTCAAATTTATTCATATTGTTTTTCTATAAATATTATTTTTGACTTGATGTTTTTAACAACAAAGGGGGACATTATCCCCCTTGTTTAGATTAGAACACCTCCCTTATTTTAGGTTTATGGTTTTAATTACTACATTAAAACCTGTATTCATTATTAGAAAATATAAAGTTGAAGGAATAACTGAATAAATCATCATTAACTTTTTTATAAACTTCTATTTTCTTCTCTTCAATTCTACCACCAAATAAACGATTGTCAGGGGTTTGTAGATACACGGAAGGTGATTGTATCAAATCTTCCATTAAATCCCTCTCAAACTCATATAACCACCCTGAATTTAGTATTATAGATTTTCTACTTCTAACGAAAAAGTCCTTTTCCCCTCTTTCATAATCTTTATAACCAAATGAATTATTACTCCAATCACCATTTTGTTTATAGTAGTTCTTTCTTTCACTTTCAATATTATCTCTTGAAACATAAATAAATGGGTATGATACAAATGAACCTAATTTATCTTTCCACATTAGGTGATAAACCTCATACATACTACAATCTTTATTTAATTCAAAACAGATTTGATTTGAATATTGTGTAATACCCCCACTTGGGTTTTCTGTAAAAATTAACGCACCTGGTGTTAATGATAATGGGGAACCAATTGGAACACTCCATCCTAATGTATCACCAGGACAATCTGTATTATAATCTTTATCAAACGCAAAGTATGGAGTATGTCCCGTATTTGTTTGAGGGGTAATATACCATTTATTATTAACCCACCATAATCTAACAGGAACATTACCTGTTGTAGCAGACATAACCCAATCCCAATAATCCCTACCATTTAATTGTCCATTAGAAACCATATTTATAGTATATGTTGTTCCTGAACCTGGTTTAAACGCAATTGTTCCTGTTAAACAACTACATCCACAATCATCCGCAGCATATATACAATAACTATCTACATTTTCACTATAAGATGAAAATGGTATTCCAAAATTATTTACATTATTTAAACCTGATATTTGTTCTAAACCTATTGGTGAATACCAATCTTCAGTTACACCAGTATAAAGTAATTGTCCTAATGTTTGTCCCCCACTATTATAGAACTCATAACCCATACCTTGAAATATGTTTGTTTTTCTATGTCCTAATACAAAACCAATCGTGTTAGGTTCTACCCTATATTTTTGTTTATCGTTCATTATAGTTGATAAATAATTCAAATCATAGTTTCTATTTTGAATTACATACTTATCAAATTCAGTTAATGAATATTCCCCATAATTTAAGTGGGAATTATAAACAGATAAACCTGATATTGTTAATTGATTTGGTAATGTCGTTAATCGGTTGTCCGCAAATTCAATATAACCTGGTATAACAGGGGAACTATCTGTAAATGGTTTGTCCGTTATAATAACACATCCATAAGTTGGATGGATAAATATATTAACTACACTACAAGTCCCATTATATTCAGGACGAGGGACACCATATATGACACCAGGTTCTGGTGGAGTATTTAATAAAAATGGTTTTTGAGTTCGTAATACCTTTGAACTTGGTATTCCATCTACAATTGTTTCCCCATTATAAGAGGGGTTTGTAATTTGTCCTACAACCGTAATTGATTGTCCTACTCTAAATGGAACATTTGTTGAACCACTAAATCCTATGTAAAATCCTGTAAATGTATTATCTATATAGTTCCAACCATAAATATCTTGTTGGACATTTATAATATCACCAACTTCAAATGGGACATCACTTAAATTTGTGATTGTATTATTATAAAAACATAATGAACCCCCACTGAATAGGTTGTCTTGAAATTCAAATCTATATCTTTTTTCACTACCACATACTAACTTATAATCAAATCTTGTATCTTCACCATTATAAACCAATTTATAATCTACAGATTGTCCTGTTAAATTTTGTGATACAAAATCTTTTAGAACATTTGATAAATCTACTTTGGCATACCCATTTAAATCAGGGTTAAATTGATATTTAATAAATCTTGAAGTTGTATAGGCACTTGAACCCATAGGTTGTTCAATTGTTAAATCAATTACAAATTCAGTTGAACTGATTATTTGTCTTACAATATAATATCCTGTGTATAAATTATCATTTAATTTATCATCTAAAAATAAATAATCACCCAACGAATATTTGTGTGGGGTTGATGAGGTTAGTTTAGTATAAACATCATTCCCCATTATGTAACCCAATTCATTAGTTATATTTAACTCATCCCAACAAATGTGGATAAGATATTTAAAATTTTCACTTACATTATATTCCAACTCTTTAAAAGAGCTTCTGTGGTTGCATAATTCTTGGTTAATTCTTGTGAAAAATGCTTTTATTTTTTGTTTCATATATTTAATTACTTAGTTGTTAATAGGTTTATCTGGTAAAGCCATCCAGCAAAAAACTCCTTCCACATCCCATTTAGGAGGAAAATTTTTAAATGTTGGCCCAAACCAAGAAACTTGATAGCCGTATATATCACTTATCACCAAATAGTTACATTCCCAAATAAGGGGAATTTTTGATACTGGTTGCCACTCCACCTTAACTTTTAGCTTCTCTATTTCTGCCGATAAATTTGCATTTTCCGTTACAATTTCCTGCGTT